TTAGATGCGATGGGAATAAGATCAAGTCACCAGCGCCTACTTCAAACCACCAAGATTCGCTGTTATAAGGATTATATTCAGCAGCAGGAACCTTAATGCGCTCATACCCATCCTTATAAAAATAAATCTTGTCAAACTCTCTATTGGCTTGTGGATAGAACACACCAGACACTACGCTATTTGGGTGAGCGTGTTTATGGTGGTACTGTCCAGCTTCCGTATAGTTAGCCCAACTCTGTGTCAGATACAAACTCACATCAAACTTAGGGGCATGAATAGCTTTAAAGTATTCCAGCATTGAATCTTCAATAAACTCACGAATCTCTGTAAGTTCTTTGCTCTTTAGAATCTTACGGTTTGCTGAAGTCGTATTACCTTCGTTAGCGTAATGCTCTTGACCTTTGATGAACTCTAATTCAGCTTCAGTCAAATCACGACCAAACTTAAAGAAAGCTACCGGAGTAGGGAATAAGTTATTTATATTCACGCAGTAGCCTTTTCAAATTCGTCAGCATCAGCTTTCATCTTCTTTAAATCTTCATCAAGCCATATCGTAGGAATACTGTCCTCAAACTCTCGAATCTTATCCATTACCCATTGCACTTCTTCCCAACTAGGGCAAGGTCTAGGATCATCCCAACGAGTAAACATAGTATTGGATATTTCCCATTTAGCATTAGGACGTAGTAGAGACATTGCTACGTCAATACCGTACATTCGATAGAGTTTAGTTTCCATAGACCTTATTGGTTGATTTTAATAATTACGATGCCGGAGCCGCCAGCCCCACCGGGCGAAGATGGTGTACCACCAGCACTACCACCGCCACCACCACCTGTATTCGCAGTTCCAGCATTTCCTGCTCCACCGGGATATGTTCCTCCAGCTCCACCGCCACCTGTTCCAGCAGTACCAGCAGGATTCGCATTAGCTGCACCACCTCCACCGCCAGCATAAGGCGTAGATGATCCTGAAATAGTAGAAGCCTGACCAACACCTCCGTTACCGCCGCCAGTAGTAGCATTACCACCTAACCCACCTGCTCCACCGCCACCACCGCCGCCCAATGGAGCACTTGCATTTCCACTACCGCCGCTAAATCCTTGATACGCTACAGCAGGTGCGCCATTACCACCCGCAGAAGGTTGGCTAGGAGTGTTGCCAGAACCAATAGCGCCAGATATACCTGCTCCTCCACCTGAACCACCAGCTCCACCAGCAGTAGAGCCGGGACCACCGCCATAGCCACCGCCATTAGAAGTAATAGATGAAAATACACTACTAGAACCTGCTGTTCCAATGGTAGACGTACCAGCATTCCCACCAGCACCAACAGTAACGGTATATTCTGTTCCTGCTGTAACGGATAATGCCGTACCAGTACGAAAACCCCCTGCGCCACCGCCAGCACCAAGTCCACCACCAAAACCACCACCACCACCAGCCACAACTAAATAATCCACACTAGTCACACCAGTAGGGCATACCCATGCAGTCGATGATTTAAACGTAAAGACTGTTTGTGATGCTACGGAATAAGAAAGAATGACTATGCCTGAGCCGCCAGCGCCGCCAGCTCCGTTAAATCCAGAACCACCACCACCACCTCCGCCAGTATTAGCAGTTCCAGCCGTTCCAGCAACGCCAGATGGGCCACCAGAAGTACCGCCAGCACCACCTCCACCAGAACCACCATTTCCAGCTGTTGAAGGAGAGCCAGCTCCGCCGCCTCCGCCTCCGCTGTAGGTCACTGAGCTACCTGAGATGCTAGAAGCAGTTCCAGTAGCTCCAGCGCCACCACTAGAAGTAGAACTAGCCCCGCCAGTTGCACCGGCTCCACCGCCGCCACTTCCATTTGTTTGTCCACCACCAGAACCGGGACTCGTTCCACCTGAATTTCCTTGCGATGGAGAAGTTGATGGAGTATTTCCAGCACCACCAGCACTTCCAGACGGATTGCCAGCTGATCCACCAGCACCACCACCCGAACCACCAGAACCACCCGCAGTATTAGCTGCTCCCCCATAACCCCCACCAGCAGAAGTTATGCTACTAAATATTGAACTACTACCTTGTGTACCATTTACAGCAGAAGATGCAGTACCAGCAGCACCCGCACCAACCGTTATTGTGTAATCAGTTCCAGCGGTAACACTTAGTCCAGTACCAGTTCTGAATCCACCTGCTCCACCTGCTCCAGCAAGGTTTCCACCACCGGAACCGCCTCCGGCGATAACAAGGTAGTCAACAGCAGTAACACCAGTAGGACAAGTCCACGTACCAGACGCAAGGAAACGCTGAATAACGGTGACATTGCCACCGCCCATTGCTCTAGCAAGCAACATCCCAACAATTCCACTCATAATGTTCCTTTAACTGACATTGCCAGTAATAACACAGACAGTTCCGCTATTAAATAACACAGTAGCAACACCTCTTGTCGATAATGAAACAGTTGCCTTATCTGTATCTGTTCCTGCAATATAAGCAGTAGTGATTGAACACGTACAAGTAACAGCACCAGTCGTATTGTTAAAAATACTCACAATATCGCCAACAGCAAATGTCGCATCAGGAATCGTTATAGAGCCACCAGAGCCTACCTCGACATACTTACCTACATCAGCAGTTTGAAGCGTGTAGGAAGTCGTTTTAGCGCCCACAGGAGGCACATCACGATAGCCAATAGGGTTAGTACCATCAACAGTACAGTTCGTTAGAGTGCCTGAACTCGGAGTACCTAACGCACCACTAGGAGCCACATAATCAGTACCAGCAGTCGCAGTAGTCGCTACACCAGCCGTAGCCTTAACTAAACCTGTGATAGTTGCTCGTTTGAGAACCTTACCAGTAGTGCTGCTCCATAGCGTTAATTCACCGTCAACGCTAGAAGTAACACCTTCTAATTTATCTGTGTTGAGATTAGTAAAGTTATCGTCAACCTCAGTAAAACTAAGAGCTGACCCCTTTACATTACGTAGAGTAATTGTTGACATTTAATTACCCCTTACGAAAGTTGAACGCTAAGATTACTCGCTGTGATCTTAAATACGTCACCGTTATTAATCGTCTTAGCTGCATCTAACGCTGTATGAAACAGTAGATTGCCGCTAGTTACCGCATCACGAATACCTACGTAAGAGATAACACCCCAGTCAGCAGTCGCTTGTGGGAACTCAATCGCAGAACTATTCGTTGACGTGCCATTACTAGGAGCACCCATCGTAATAGCCTGACGAACGTAAGAGCCGCCTGTAATCTCTGTGCCTGTATCAGCATCAGTAGGATCAGACGTATATAACGCTAGATAAGTCGTTGTAGGACTCGTGTAGCCAGTATTTCGCAGAGTAGCGTTAATAAGCGCATTCTCTAAATAATTCGACATTTCAGCCATGATTTACCTCGTATAAGACATTGACATTGGTTGACCGCCATACTCGCTAGACTGGTCGGCAGTATTAATTGCTAAAACAGAGCGATCATATAAAGCAGCCCATGTTTGTAGCCTTGCATCATTCATTAAATACGGTTCAGCCTCACCTAGTGCCGCATAAAGCAGAGCATCAGGATAATTAGCCATGAATGAATTGGTTATGTTTGTATCAGACAGGTATTGAGGCTTAGCGTAATACAACATCTGAACGCTATAAGCTGTGTCTGGAATAGGAGCGAATTGAATCTCACTCGCTAGAATTGTGTAATCCAATGGCTGACCCGAATCAGTTGTTCTTGAGCCAGCATAAAACGCATTAGGAGAGTAATACGTTAGCGATTGAACAGGCGTAGTCCTTAAATGCATATCACGCATCTCTAGGAAGTCCGTAGGCAAGCCAACAGTCGAATCCCCTGCTGTGGTATTAGCACGAGCTACGACGAGCATCTTGCGTGTTCTAAGGTCTCTGGCGAGCCTTTCTTCAGCAAGACGGATAAAGTCCGGTATCTGAGTCGTTAAATCACTACGAGCTAGATAATTTGCTACCGAAGTCTTTAGCGAACTGTAATCCGTCAATGCCATAATTATTTCCCTGCGTTATGATCTGATATAGCCGTTTCGCCAACATCTTCCCACCGGTATTCGTGCGTTCCTATGTGTCCGATATACTTACTTAAATCGTGATCCACATACGTCGGAATACCCTCGTCTAATGCCTTTAAGCAAAAAAATACATCTTCGCCTATGATCCCTCTAGGACTCCATTGAGCATCAAACCACGGAGTCTTTAGCTTTTCAAATACTTCTTTGCGGATCATCGTTACACCAAAACCTACCGCCGTTACCTGCTCTATACCTTCTTTGCCGCGAGAATCAACCTTCAACCAACGAGTCTTTTTAATCTCACCTGTCTCCTCATCCTTAGTTAATTCTAAGTTAAGAGCCGTACTTAAAACAGGCTTTCTACGTGTTACTGCATTAACTCCTAATATCGGTACATCACGACTCAGCATAATGCTGATAATGTCGCTAGGAAACCGCATATCAGAATCAATAAACAAAACCGCATCACAACCTTCAGATAATGCAGCCTTTACTAATCCTTCTCTCTGGTCGAATATCAGAGTACCCGCCATTGTGTATAACTTCAGTCCGTTGTCATCGTTACCGCAACGAAACTTAACATCGTGACCAACCATCTTAGCAAAGTCAAACGCAAACCCTGTGTGAACTTCATCTCTAGCAGGTACACATACACCTACCGTTAAACCTTTTTTCTTCTTCTTGGCAGACATTAAAGTTTTCCTCGATACGTTTTCCAGACTTCATTCTCAGGTTTATTTAACCACGCAT